TAAATTTACTAATTTTGCTTTCATTTGACGTTCAATACCCATCATTGGGCCAAATTGTTCTGGCCAGTAATACATAGAGGGTTCAATACGTTCACCTTTATGAACACCACGTTGATAAGCCTTTTGATTTACACGGTTTTTAATTGAATCTAATAAACGGTCATCTCTTCGAGATCGCATTGTGCCAAGATAGCCATCTGGATACTCTGCAGAAGGAATACGACCAACGCCCATGCGAGACTCATCAATAGCACTACGTGCTATAGGAGTTCCTGCACCACCTTGATTGTTATACCCGTAAAGACCGCCACCACCAAGTGATTGCCAGTTTTGAGATGCAGAGTAGTTATTTACACCACCAGCCATTACACACCTCTATTTCGGCGATTTTTTGCAATAGTTGCATACACTTCATTAACTGAAATCTTTTTACCTTTATTAGTAGCACCACGGCTTATTTGTGACTGTTCTGCAAACTCTTGAGCCTTTGGTTTTGGCTCCATTCTTTCTATTTCGCTAGTTGCGTGTGCACTTGCAACAAACTCTGGGTTAGATTCAACACCAGGAACTTTGCGACCAAAGTAGATATTGCCACCACCCATACGACGCTTATCTGTTCCACCTAAATCATAACCAGCAATTTGTTTATCTTCTAAGCCAGCCTTACGTGCTGCTGGAAGTGTTTTTTGTTTTACGCTTATATCAGCAAACATTTTTTTGCCAGTTTTCCAAGCACCTTGGTATGCATCGATTGGTGCTTTTGATGCATATTCTTTTTTAAAACTGCTTGCTTGTTCTGCAGTATATGGAGCATCTGTAATTTTTTCATTACCAGGAATTGAAACCATAACTCCAGGACCCTCTGGCGCTTTACCAGTTTTAAAACTACGACTGGCTCCACCTTGGTTTGCTAAGTTAGCGAACTGTTCATTACTAAGCATTTGGGTTTCTACCACCAGAGTTAGGTGTAACTGTTGTATTTGTAGAAGTGTCATCCCAATTAAAAGTTGTGCCCATTGTTTTTTTAGACAAAGATAAAGGTTTACCGCCACCAAGACTTCTGTTTTTCCATGCAGTTGCTTGAGCAGCAGATCCTGCTGTAGAAGAACTAAATGATAGCGGTGTCTCTACGTCTGGCGTTTGTGGCGCCGTTGAATTGCTACCGCCGAATTGTGAATTCGACAATGGCATTTTAGTAGGCGTCGCCCATTCCACCTTGGAAGTTAGGATTTTGACGTCCTGAAACTGAAGGAATAATTCTTGCATTAGTCATTGTTGATCCTGAACAAGGGTCAATGCAAGGCATTGTTGTACTAATTCTGTATGCAGCCCCTTTACGTTCTGATGCTGCGGCATCTGCTACAAGTACATTCTTTCTATTTGCTTTTGTACCGTACATTGGTTGTGCTGCTTGAGTGTTCTTCTTTGGCATCAATGTACCAACAGAAGGTGTTCCACTTACATTAGTAAACGTTGCGTTTGCTCCAGACGGTGTATATTGATCTGGGCTCATATCTTTTTTCATCTTAGTACCTGCTGACTCTAGGTGGTTTGAAGGTGCACCCATGCGACGACGCATTGCGTGACCCATATCTGTCCAATTTGCCATGGTGACTCCTTAATGTAGGTATAAGGATAGAACTAAATTAACTTGCTGTAATGGCGAATACAATGGCGGAAATTTCTCCGTCACGGGATTCAATAGTAGTAAATCCTGGTTTACAGGTTAAATCTAACCCTCTAGGGGCAACATAACCACGGGATATAGCAATTGCTTTTACTGCTTGGTTTACTGCTCCAGCACCTACGGCACGAAGTTTTACTTCATGTTTGTCATAGATTGCGTGAGCGATTGCAGATGCAACGCTTTGGGGATTTGAACTTGCACTAACTCTTAAAAACGGTTCTTCATTAGATACAGGAATTTCAGGTGTAGTTGTCATATGTAGTAGTCCTTTAGGTCGAATTTATGTACCGCTCCTGGAATAAAGGGTAAGGCTAAAGTCTTGGGGCGTCTCTGTATTTAAGGTCCTTCATTTGTTCGGCAACTGCCTTCTCGACCTCGTTATAGAAGTTTTTTCCTAAGAGCCTTGCAAGAGCGTAAGAATCTGCGGCATTATCGTCATTAAATTCTATGCCCCATCTCTTATATATTTGTAACAACATCTCCTGTTTTTTTGCATTTCCCTTGCCTGCTGCAAACTTCTTTAGGGTCATTGGTGGAACTTTTAAAGGAAATTTTCTAAAGTCACCTTCATCAAAGTAATCAAAAATAGTTAAACGAACTGTGGCTGATAACTCTCCTAGTACTAAGGCTGCATGACTAGCAAGAACTGTTCCCTCCATTGCTATGTCTAAAACTGTATTGTTATTTTCTTCAAGATAATCTAAATGATCTATTAACCATTGTCTAATATCAGCAAGTCTTTCAATACCAAAATAAGGTGACTTATAAACCCACGTTATATATTTTGTTGGGTCATCAAATTGAAGTGCAGTTAACGCAAAACCAGTAAGAGATTGATCTATGCCTATTGTTACAGTACAGTCTTTTGGTAAGTGACCATCAATCGCTTTTGTTGGCACGGCGTTCTCTTTCATCTATGACCATTTGCACAGTCCCTAGATAACCCGCCCCATCAACTAGGTTGTCTCTTTTTTGTTGGTGAATTTCTCGACAAATTTTTACCCAAGCCATTGCTAAACCAACTTGTTCTTCAGTTACTTTAGTATTAAAAATAACTTCCCAACCTTTAGCAATGCGATTAAAGTTGTCTAACGGATGATCGTAAGATTTATTACGATCACCCGTTATTAAACGTTGTGCTTCTTCAAGCACAGTTTCGTTATGGAAGTCTGACATACCGTCCTGTTACGAGTTCGTTCTTTGCTTCAGTTGTGGTAGCCATGATTGCGTTAAAGGTCTCATCAAAGGTTGCTTTTCTATTTAGTAACCACCATCCTGCTAATGCAGCAGATGAGTTTGATGTTCCAACCATAAACTTTTGAGAGCCATCAGTAAGTGTGGTGTAGTACCTAGCATTCAAATAGAAATCTACTTGACCCTGTGCACCATTACTGTATCGAGCAATGTATGGAGCAGCCGCTGGATCATAAGCATATGATTCAGATCCTGACCATGGATTATCAGTTGCACCTACAGATACTGTGTCTGGTAAACATGCTGGAGACTGAGTTGTTTTTTTATTTGAATCATTTCCAGCAGCAGCAATTACAGGAACATTTGCCGCCTTTAATGTTGCAATTGACTGTGCCATTCCTGCAGGAACTCTGCAATTACCCATCACAGCACCCTGTGCTAGTAGCACTACTGAAATGTTGTATTTATCTCTATTAGCAACAATCCAATCTAAAGCAACCTGCACGTCACTTAAACTATAAAGACCTGCAATTCCTGCTGGAGTTTGATTTACTATTCGAATTGGCAAAATCTTTGCTGATGGATTAACGGCTCTAATTATAGAAGCCATCTGTGTGCCGTGATTTAATACTTTATCCGTTGTTGCAGGAGTGTTTGCAGCCCCTGGACCTTCCATGCTGGTTTGAGCATTTGGGCATCTTGCTATTGACATTAAACAAACTTCATATGCAATGTTGTTTGCAAATAAAGAATTGTTTACTCCGCTATCAATGATAGCGATTGTTGGTTCACCTGCTGCATTAGCAGGGGATATAAGTCCTGTAAGTAGTACCAGAACAAGCATTATTTTTTTCATGTTATGAATGTATCCCTCCGTCCCATTCGGGACTCGTTTGTTCTCCGTGTTATTTCCCTCGAAACTAAAGTGATGTCTCGTTCTTGATTTGAGAGCATCATCTCTAAGATCTTGCGATAAGCATATCTCTCTTCATGGGTATCTCCTAATTGGAGAATCTCTGGATCAGTAGCAATTTGAGCCTTGGCTAAACTTACCGTTGAGCCTTTTGAAGCAGCGCCCATCTTAGTTATGAGTAACTTATTCTCAGCCAGGTCTAAGGCTCGTTGAGCCTCACGCTCACGTAATTGAGCCTGAACTAACTGAGAGGCAATGTAATCAGCCCAACCAGTTAGTGTGGTAAACATCACAGCCAAGTCTTCGCTGCTTAAGTCTGTTATATCTGGCGGAAGTATGGCTTGGTCATACTGTGGTTTAGGAAGAGCAAGCCCCTTCTTCATTAATACATCTATTTCGTTCATCAGTCTCCAATTAATGCACAGGACTTGCATCCTTTAGGATCAACATTACAGGCAGGTGAAACACCTGCATCAACTGCATCTATAACTTTCTGTGCAGCGTTAAAAATTCTTTCTACAATATAGTAATCTGATTTTATAGTGAACTCTTTGTAGTCTTGATCAGATTTTAATTCATAAATAAAAACTATTTCATTTGGAGCATCATTACCAAACTGTCTCTTGGCTAACTCTAGGTACATTTGACCTTGAAGTAAATGAGACCTAAATGGACGACGTACATTTTTCCAAGCCTTTGTTAAGTCTCCATCGGCATCGTAAAGCAACTCTGGTGCTTCAAATCTAAGAGTGCCTGCACCGATAGACTTGATTTCAATCAAACAATCTTCTCCAATACCTTTAACCCAGCCATCGGCATGGCCGTGAATACGCAGTGGCTCATAGACAAGGGGTACTTCTTTATACTCGTGTGTCTCTGTGTCTACCTCTTTAGATACTTCCCAACCACTGCCGTTTAGACCTTCCCAGTAACCGTAAAGAACACCCATATCTGAAAGTCTATTTTGCCACTTAGCATGGATGTAATGACCTTCATCAAAGATGTTTTGAAGACGAAGATTAGGTTTGTCTCTCTTTGCCTTGCCACCATTTAATAAATAATAAGCATACTTATGACACCAATCAGACTTAATAATTTCAGAAGGATGCAGTACATCTGTCCTTCTATATGAGTCTGGTTGTCTCATTAGATGGCGTTCTATTTCACCTATCAATCTAGTGTCAGCCTTCTTAGTATCAAGGAACTTTTGTAAATCATTTTTAGGTGTTGCCATTAGTGTTCCTTATCTGTACTGAAAATAAACTCTTTTAGGGACATTTTCTTTTTATATTTCTTTTGCCACTTTCTTGTTAAAGCATTGCGTTCTCTATGGCTTAACCCACCCCAGATTCCATGAGGTTCATTTCTTTTAACGGCATCCCACAAACACTCGGCACGTACTGGACAATTGTTTTTTCCTGTTTCACCAAAACAAAATGATTTGGCTTTATCAGCAATACTTTTGTACTGCTCTTTATCACGAGGAGGGTAGAAGATGTCGGTGTCTTGTCCTGAACATCTTGCTTTGTATCTCCAGGCGTACTCTGGTTCGTCCATGTGTTAGGCATCCTTGACTTTCTCTAGCATTTCTATGAAGTCGTCTTCAAGAAGAACCACGTAGTTCTCCCCATCTAAATGGATGCCAAGTACTGGCATTCTTCCATCTAAAATTGCCTCTGTTACTATTTTCTTTAAGACCGTAGACTTTATCGTAGTCTGTTTTTTACCAGTCCACTTATGTTCAATCAGCAGGTCGGCTGATCTTACATCGCCTTTACGTGACCAAAACGCACCAGAAGCAGCGTTGCGAGAACCGTTAACTTTTTTAGCGAGTCTCTTCTCATGCTTCTGAGATTGTTTTTGTCCTTCAGTCTTCAAGTTCTATCTTGCCATTCTCGTAGCCCTCCAGCAAACGAGGAACAATATAGAATAATGTTTCACGCCAAAAACATGGAGAACAACCACAAAAAAGTTCTCCTGAAAGTGTTTCTGGAATTACTTCTTCGTCTCCTTCCCATATGGCTTCAAAAAGCATATCTGTGTAATCTTCAACGCCTTTTTCTAAATCGTGTGCCCATGCTTGATCATTAACTATAAACTTTTTATTTTCAATCATCGTTAGAATCTCCAGCCATCGGTACATCGGAGGAATTAAGTACAACTTTTTGTAGTTCTTCCTTGAGATCAATTTCGCCACGGATACTATCAATGACGGGTTCAATTCCTTGCCACTTTCTGTCTCCATAATAATACCAGCCACCTTTACGATCTATAATTCCTTTTACTACTGCAAGTGCTGCAATCTCTTTAGCAAAATCATAATCTCCTGGTAAACAATGCCCACCTTCTGCAAAATAAAAATCAAAGTACGCAACTCTTTGTGGCGGTGCTGTTTTATTTTTTAACGTACGAACCTTAATTCTTTGTCCAATACGAACCTTGTTACCGCTAGGGCCAACTTCAATCCATTCGTCTCTACGAATTTCACAACGAGTAAAGAAAGCATAATTCTTTCCTTCTCCTCCTGGAGTTGTTCTTGGGTCGCCATGCATTACACCTATTTTCATTCTATATTGGTTAATGATTAATCCTAAAACAGGACGTTCATCTTCTACAAGACTTCTTTTAATTGCAGAACCAACTACTCTAAAAAACTTATTGGTAAGTAATGCACCTCTACCAACAGTCATTTCGTTCATATCTTTTTCCATTTCAGGTGCAGGAGAAAGTGCAGGCAAGGAGTCAAT